CGACGAATGGTTCGATTCGCAGATCTAGAACACTGAAGAAAGGAAGCCACTATGGCCCTCTCCACCACCAAGATCGACCTCAACCGCTCCAGCGCCGGCGTGACCCTCCCCCAGAGCGTCGCCGCCGAGGTGCTGCAGGGAGTGACGGAGTCCTCCGCGGTCATGCAGCTCTCCCGCCGCATGACCATCCCCGGCCCGGGCGTCGCGCTCGACGTGATCACCGGCGACCCCGAGGCAGAGTGGGTGACCGTCGAGACCGCCGAGCAGAAGGTTGACGATCCCAAGGTCGACAACAAGAAGATGATCCCCTTCACGCTGTCGGTCATCGTCCCGTTCTCCAAGCAGTTCAAGCGAGACAAGTCCACGCTGTACGAGGCGATCGTCGAGCGCATCCCCTCCGCGCTGGGCAGGAAGTACGACAAGACGGTCTTCCACGGAACCGCCCCCGGCACCGGCTTCGACGTGCTCGCAGGCTGCACCGCAGTCGACATCCAGAGGAACTCCTACGACAGCCTCGTGACCGCCAAGTCCAACATCGCCATGGCCGGAGGCGAGGCCAACGGCTTCGTCTTCGCACCGCAGGCCGAGCCGGTGCTCCTGGGCGCCAAGGACCAGAACGGCCGCCCGATCTTCATCGACAACGCGGCCACCCAGGGCAGCGTGTCCTCCATCCTCGGCGTGAGCGCCCTCAAGCGCCAGGCAGCCTACAAGAAGGGCAGCTCCGCCGCGAACGTGATCGGCATCGTCGGAGACTGGAACCAGGCCGTGACCGGCATGGTGAACGACGTGACCGTGGAGATCTCCACCGAGGCCACCATCAACGACGGCACCAACCAGATCAACCTCTGGCAGCGCGGCATGTTCGCCGTCCTCGCATCGATCGAGGTCGGCTTCGTCGTCACCGATACCGACTACTTCAACCGCCTCACCGACACCTACTCGGGTTAGAGCGATGGTCGAGATGATCGCGCCCTACACGGGCGTACGCATCGAGGTTCCCGACGAGGCGGTCGCGCGCTACATCGACCGCGGATACGCTCCGGCAGGGCATCTGACGCCGCCGCTCTCCGCCGCCGACCAAGAGGAACCGGAAGAAGAGCAGGAATCCGAGGAGCCCGAAGAGGCCCCCGGTATCGACGAGGACAGCTCGGTAGCCGAGATCAGGGCGTACGCGATCGAGCGCGGTATCGAGCTTCCAAAACGCGCGAAGCGAGAAGAGCTGCTCAAGATCGTACTCGGCGAGGAGGCGTAGATGGAGCCCTTCGCGACGGCGGAGGACTATGAGACGAGGTACGGGCAGGTGGACGACACCGCGCGCCTGTCCGCCCTCCTCGAGGACGCCTCCGCCCTGCTGGCAGCCGAGTGGCGCCGTAAATACGGATCCGATTACAAGGAGGGGGTCAACTCCTCCTTCGACGCGAACGCGAAAGCGGTCTGCTGCGCCGTGGTCAACCAGGCCATCGGCGTGCCGGACGCCTTCGCAGGGGCGTCGCAGTACACGCAGACCGCCGGATCCTACTCCGCCTCCGTGACCCTCGCCAACCCGTCCGGCGACATGTACCTGGGAAAGGCCGCCAGGCGACGCCTGGGCCTCTCAGGCGGCGGCGGCAGGAGCCTCTCCCCCGCATACGGGGCGCCGATATGACGAAGCCGTTCGACACCAGGGACGTGAAGCTGCTCGTCCCGACCGGGGGCAAGGCCGACCGGTTCGGCGCGCAGGTGACCGAATACATCGAGGAGACGGTCGCCGGCGTGCTGCCTCAGCCCGGAGGGACATCGGATCTCGGCGCGGAGCGTCCAAACGGCAGGAAGGTGGACATGACCTTCCACTGGCCGAGGGGGCACGCCAGCTCACTGGCGGGCTGCATCGTTGAGTTCGACGGCAGGAGGTACAGGGTCATAGGCGACCCGGCGCCCTACATCGACGGTAACACCCCCGGCCCATTCGACCGGACAGTTGAGACGGAGGCTGTTGATGGCTAGCGGATTCTCGTACAAGCCGAACTGCGCGGCGGCGCGGAAGATCATGAACTCCCAGGGAACCCATGCGGTGCTCAACCAGAAGGTGCAAGCGGTCAAGGCTGCCGCCGACTCGATGGGGAGCGCCTCGTACGCCGGAAACGTGCAGCCCGGTAAGAACCGCGCGCACGGCATCGTCTACACGCCGAGCCTGCATGCGATGAGGTCGAACGCCAAGCACAACTCGCTGCTCAAGGCGCTCAACTCCGGGGCGTGATGACCTTGTTCTCGATCGAAGAGGCCCTCATCTCATGGCTGCCGGACGCCACCGGCCTACCGGCTTACGCGGAGGTCCCATCGCAGCGGCCCCAAGAGTTCCTGACCGTAGAGCGCGTGGGCGGCCCAACGGAGACCGGCATAGACCG